AGGGTATGGTCAGCGGGCGGGCTTCTGTCGAGCCTTCTTGCGGACGGGGCCGAAGTAGGGGGCTTGGCGGACGTACTTGCCAGCGTAGGAGTGCCGGAGGGTGATGCGCTCCATCAGGCCAAGGCGGATGCCCTCGTTGAGGTATCGCTTGGCGCACGAGCTCTTGCACTTCCAGCGCTTCTGCCAGTCCTCTAGGGTGTAGAAGCCGGGCGGGGCTTTCTCGGCGCGGTTGTGTATCTCGGCGACGATCGCGGCGAGCATGGCGTCGTTCACCTTGATGTTCTTGCCGTGGCTGCTCATTTTCGGGGCGTGTAGAAGCGTAGGTCCTTCTGCCAGACGAACTGGTCGCCGACCTTGTGGACCAGCCAGGCTTTCCAGTTGTTGCCGTCCACCCAGCCAGGGACCCAGCCGGAGCCCCACCTAGCTGAGGCCAAGCGATTTGACGCGTAGGCCATGGCATCCTTCTGGCAGAGACACCCGGCGCTGAAAGCGTTCCCGCTGCCGTGCTTCGTCAGGGCGATGCTGGAAAGGTTGTGGGTGTGCCCGTGGATCAGGGCGCCGCCTGACACTGCGTAGTGAAGGCCCTGCTTTACTGTGGCGTTTTCGCCGTGAGCGTAGCCATGCACGAAGGCCACGGGTCCGAGCCGGTAGACTCCCTTGTCGGCGTGGTAGGGCAGGATGACCTTGGCTCCGGCCTGCTTGGCCGTGCGGTTGATGTCGTCCTTGATGTCCTGGCAATAGTCGCGGACCATGGCCGACCCGGACGAGCTGATGAGGTTGTCGAGGCGGTGCTCGTGATTGCCCCAGAGGTAGACGGACGGACGGAAGCGACGGAGGAAGTCCTTGCCGGCCTCAAGGTCGGCCTTGAGGGACTCGCCGCTTTCCGCGTCAGAGGAGCCGACGCCACGGCGCAAGCTGCGGAAGTCGAAGTGATCGCCGCCGGCCACGCGTACCTCGGGCTTGTAGTCCTTGCAGAACTCCCAGAGGGCGGCGAGGGCCTCCGGGTCGGCCATGTCCCCGTGGGAGTCGGACGCGAAGACGAAGCGGACGGGTTTGCTCACGACTGCTTGCCCTCCTTGGCTTTAAAAAAGTCAGCCCCAGATTTAAGATTAGTCAGCCGCTCGACCTCGGCCTTGAGGCGGTCGTTCTCGGCTTCAAGTTCGATACTGCGTTGCTCTTCAGCATTTAGGTTCGCTGATTGCAGATAAGAGTCGATTTGCTCAAGGTGCTGGTTGCGTTCAGTCAGCCGCTCGACCTCGGCCTTGAGGCTATCGCACTCGACTGCCAGCACGCTGTTCTCCGCTTGGCGGGCTTGGCACTCGGCCTTAAGGCGGGCGTAGTCGTCGTACATGACCAGCGGGCCAGCGGGGTCAACGGCGAGGATGTTGCCGCCAAGGGTCAGTTGCGCCTGGTTGTTGGCCACGCGGTATCGGGTTGGGTCGCTCATCGTTTGATGCGTACCTTGTTAGGGCCTCGGGCTTTGTACTTCTTTGCGATCCGCAGGCCGAGCTTCTTCGCGGCGATGTAGAGGCGGGTGTAGGAGATGCCGAAGCGCTTCTCGGCCTCGCGGAGGGTGATGCCGAGGTCGTGCGCCTTCTGGGCGGCCTCGTAAGACTCGGGCTCCTTGATACGGAGGGTGCGGCCGTCCCTGGTCTTGAACAGGTTTGCCCCGCCCACGGGCTTGGTGCCGTAGTCGCTGCGCTTGCCGGCGGGGAGGGAGCCGCCCCAGGAGAGCTTACGGCGGCAGCCAGCGGGCCACGTCACGCCGACCTTGGCGAGAAAGGCGGTGATGACGCCCAGCTCGACCTTGGCGTACTCGGCGGCCTCGTAGGCGGTGAACCCCTGGCGGTGGGCCAAGCGGCAGTTGGTGGCCAGTCGCTTCTCTTTCGTGGACCAATCGGCCTGCTCCTTGAGGAACAGCCGGTGAATGCCCTGCGGGCAGTTGGCCAGGAAGGTGAGGCGCTCGGGGGTCATGCCCCACTTCTTGGCGAGGTCGTAGATGTCGCCCGGTTCGGATCCGTAGCCGGCGAAGAAGTCTGAGCTCATAGTTTCCAGAGCTTGGCGATGCGGATGCCGTGCATCAGGACGGCCTCTTCGTCTCCCGAGGTGGCAAAGATGGTTTCGTCGATGGGGGCATTGCAGTGGATGTCCTTCATGTTGCTGTCCTCCTCTTCGTTCGCGGCCTTCCAGCCATGGCGCACGATCTCGACAGTGTGCAGGTTGATGGCCCACTTGTCGCAAGCCTGCTTGGCCACATCGTACTCGTTGGAGTAGCGCCAATCGGAGACCACCAGCGTCTGGCCGTCCTTGAGCGTCATCAGGTTGTCCACGACAGACCGGGCGAAGATGTTCAGGTCGCGGCGGCGCATGGCCCGGCCGAACTCGACCAGGAGGTCGCGGTCCTGCAGCTTCTCCGCATCGTCGAAGTAATTGACGTGAAGGCCGAGCGCATGCGTGGCCTGCATGAGGGCGTACTTGAGGTTATCAGCGTAGGCCAGGCGCTTGGCGTCCTTGGACCCGGCGATGATGCCTTTGGTAAACGTGTCCTTGCCGGCGCGGGCGAACCCGCAGACCAGGACGAGGTGCTTGGAAGGCGCCATAGTTAGAAGGAGTCCGGGGCGGTGAGCGTCTGCCCCTTCTTGGCCCACGTCAGCTTGTACTTGTAGGACGGGGAGCCATCGGGGCGGGGGTTGCCTTCGCTGACCTCGACGAGGGTCTCGACGACCTTGCCGGCGGCCTTCTCGACGTAGGCCACGTAATCCTCGGGGGTGCGGCCGGCGAACTCGCTGGTGAAGTTGCCGGACATCTTGCCGACCAGCATGGCAAGTGACTTCGGGTACTTGGTGCCGTAGGACTGCGAGAGGCAGTGGCCGTCGGCGGTCATGAGGAAGAGGCGGTAGGACATGGTGCCGTCGTCCCAGACCCGGACCTTGTCGGCCTTGGGCTTGGAGAGTTTCAGCATGTAGATGCCGGACTTCGTGATCGTCTTGAGGGGCACCTTGTCGGCGCCGTTGTGCGGGTTGTGCATGGTTTTCTGGGTGGTTGGGAATTAGGAGAAAGAGAGGGGGACGGCGTCGCCGGGCTTCTTCCAGGGCTCGACCTTGATGATCTCGGGCTGGTAGGTCGGCCACGAGTCGAACTCGGAGCACTTCTGGAAGAGGGTGATGGCCTCCAGCATCTTCATGCCGCCATCGGCCACGAGCTCCTGGTCGAGCTCGAAGACGGCGCCCTCGTAGGGGGCTTCCTTCTCGACGGCGATGATGCGGAAACCTCGGGGAGTCTCGCCGTAGTTGAGTTTCCAGAGGTGCATATACCAGGCGGCCTGCAGGCGGAAGTCCGGGTTGCGCTGCAGCTCGCGGCCGAAGCCGTGCGGGGTGGCGTCCTCGCGGGTGGTCTTCAGGTCGTAGAGGAAGCCGTCGGCGCCGATGAAGTCGATGGACCCCTTGAGGGCCACGCCCATGTAGGTGCCGGTCAGCGCGATCTCGGCGGCGTGGACGCGGATGCCGTGGCTGGCCATCACGGCGCGGAGGCCGTCGGCGTAGTGCAGGGCGTTGTCGTACTCGTCGCAGTCGCAGGCGAGGTCGTCGGGCTGGAGGGTGGTCTTCCAGTACTCGTACGCGGCCTTGCCTTCCTTGGTGTTCTTCTTCACGTCGGGCTCGGGCTTGTACTTGGCGAAGACGTCGGGCTGGAGCACGCAGGCGTGGGTCATGATGCCCTCGCGGAGGGCGGCGGTGGCCTTCGGGGGGTTGGCCAGGGCGTGCTTGTACTTGGCCGGGGAGCGGAGCAGGACCTTGGCCAGCGTCTGGTTAAGACCGGGCAGGGCGTCGTACTCGGCGCGGTTGCCGGCGAGGCTCATGGCCTTGATGCCGGTGATGTCGGGGGGCGTGTATGTCTTCATGTATGTCTTATGTATGTTATCGGGGGGTGGGTGGAAAGGGGAGGGGTGCCCTGTGAACTATGGAACATGCCCGGATCCAATCGGGCGAAACACAGGGCGACCCCAAGGTGGTCAGAGGTCTTCGTCGGGATTATCGACGGCGTCCTCGATGGCGCCGAGAGTGACGGCCAGCGTCTCGGCCTTCTCGTGCAGGTTCTGGAAGGAGACCAGGAGCACGCTGATGTCGGAGCGCAGGGCGTTGAGGCGCTCGCGCAGCTCGTCGAGGTCGTGGGCGTCGTCCACGCGGGAGAGGTCGGTCACGGCGAGCACGTTGCGGAAGCGGGTGCTGTCTTGGCCGATGCGGTTGACGTCGTTCTGGGTGACGAAGGCCGAGAGGTAGCCTTCGAGGTTGAGGGCCTCGACGTGGAGGCGCTGGAGGTTGGCGGAGGCGGAGTCGCGGGGGCTCATGGGCGGGTGGGAATGGTGATCTCCTTGATGGTGCCCGGGGACTTGACGAAGTACCGGACGTTGGAGCGTTTGAGGGTGGGCCAGGTGTGCACCTTCCACGCCCGCATGGTCTGCTCGAGGCCCTTGGCGTTGGCGGCGGTGCATTCCCAGAAGGCTTCCCCGTCGAGCAGGATGAGCATGCCGTAAAGGTAGACGGCGTCCTTCTCGGCGAGGCGTTCGATGGACTTGGGGATGTCAGCCATGGCGGCGCTTGTCGGCCCACTGCGAGCAGGCGTTCATGATGTCCTCGGCGGTCACCTTGTCGGCGTGGCGGAGGACGTACCAGATCTCGTCGCCGGCTTCGCGCATGGCCTCGTTGCGTTCTTCGAGCTGCTGGATGCGGGCCTTGGCGGCCGCGAGCTCGTTGATGCGCTCCAGGTTCTTCATGGCCTCGCCGATCGGGTCGAAGGACTGGCCGCCGGGGGTGAGGAAGTCGCTCACGACTGGCCTCCCTTCTGGCTGTCGCTCACCCAGTTGTGCGTCCTAAACCTGGCAATCTTGATGTTGTCGGAAATGCTGTTCAGGAGGTGCTGCAGGTGTTCATTGTCCTTCATTACCATTTTAGCGGCCTCGGCTAGTTGGGAGTACTTTTCGACAAGAGAGGCGTATTCTTCGACGAGCATGTATTTACCGGAGTTCTCTTCAAGCATCGGCTCAAAGGTGGTCGTTTCGCCTTTCTCGTTTGTGCGCACCACCGCGTCATAGCGGCAGGAAAATCGCTTCGGGTTGAACATGGTGATTAAGCCTGGGCCTCCTTGGCGACGGCCGCGTTGAAGGCCGGGTTGTTGGCGATGCTGGTGAGGTGCTCGGGGAGCAGGTCGGCCAGCCCCTGGCCTTCCTTGAGCCACCCCTTGCGCTGCAGGACGCGGACGGCGGCCTCGGGGTGGGAGAGGTATCCCGACGGGCGGATGGTTTGAGGGGTCTGGCTGGCCGCAGGAGACGCTTTGACGGCGGGCGAGAGGGTGAGGCCGTTCCCGTCGAGGTCGAGGTCCACAGAGACACAGCAGGCGGTTTGGATGGACTGCCGGCGGATGTAGGTCAGGGCGGCGCCAATCTTCTGGGGCTCGAGGCCGTCGGCCCGGATGAAGAGGTCCCCGCCCTCGAAGGTCGCGCCGTCGCGGTGGCGGAAGGAAGTCACCACGCCGATGCGGCCGTCGGGCAGGGTCCGCACGATCTGGGTGAGGGCCAGGTTGTGCTTGGCCAGGACAGGCTTCACGGCGTCCAGCAGCTGGTCGAGGGAAACGTACTTCGACCCCTTGAAGGCCGGGTTGGACTTGTTCGCGCTGACGTTCTCCAGCGCGTTGAGGGCGGCGACGAAGTCCGCGTTGGCGTCGGTGGCTTGTTTGCTCATGGGTGCTTGGGAAGGTTAGTCGAGTTTGCCGTTGTTGGCGGCGGCCGCGTCGATGGTCTTCTGCGTCACGACCTTCAGGCGGCCTTCGATGCAGAGAGACCAGTAGTTCAACTGGCCCTTGCGGCGGGGCTTCAGGGTCGAGACGACAGTGCCGTCGTGCAGGATCAGGTAGCGGGTGCCCGGGATGGCCACGGGGGGCAGTACCAGGGACTGGGTGGTTTGGAGGTTGGCGGGGATGTTGGACATGGTGGAAAGTTAGTTGATGGCGCCACGCATAGCGGCGTCGAGGATCAGCAGGGCGTCGGCGTTGGCCAGAGTCACCTTGAGGCCGGGGACCGAACCATACAGCTCGCCGGCGCGGGCCTTCAGTTTGTTCTTCCAGGCGGTGGTCGAGAGGTCGCCCTTGGTGCCGACGGGGTGGGCCTTCTGCCAGATCGCGGGGCGGACGCGGTGGACCTCCCAGCCGCAGGCCACGGCGGCGCCGTAAAGCACGCCGGTGTTCCACATCAGTTTCCCGATGGCGGAGCCGGGGATGTTGCGGCCCGCGTAGAGCGGGGGCTCCTCCAGGTACAGGACGACCTTGTTGGCCTTCGTCGAGATGTCGGCCACCAGCTTGCAGACCTCCCAGTCGGTGCCGGGCATGTTGTACGACTCCAGCCCGAGGTTGTCGTGGTAGGTGACGATGGCGCCGGAAACGCCGGGGTCCACGGCGACGAGCAAGGGCTTGTTCATTTGGTGCGGGTCGCTTTCGCCAATCGGGCAACGACGATGCGAGTGATGGCGGGGCAGCGGGAGAGGTCAAACCCTTTCGCCCTGAAGCCCGCGAAGCCGAGTTGGTGGGCGGCGTAGACTTCGCCGATCGTCGGGCGTCGGCCGAGGGCCTTGGTCAGGCGCTCCTCGTTGTACGTCAACCAGGAGGTGGCGTACTCGTGGCCGGCGATGGGGTCGAGGGCCAGGTCGTAGGAGTAGACTGGCAGGCCGTGGGCGCGGCGCCAGCGGGAGGTGTCGGCCCAAGCTGCGGGGAAGAATTGGCAGAGGCCACGCTCGCCCAAGCGGCCGATGGCGCGGGGGTTGTTGGCGGACTCGACCCGGATGATGGCGTCAACATGGGCGGGAGTGATCGCGGGGAGGCAGGTGGCCGACGCGAGCAGGAAGAGCAGGGGCTTCACGATTGGCCCCCCTTCTTCTTGGCTTCCCAAAACTCGCTCATGTGCTTCAGCACCTTTATGTAGCAAGCCTTGCTGACGCTGATGGTGTACTTCTCGTCGTATTGGCCGGGGGTATTCTGCACGCCCTCTTCGGCGAGTTCCTTGATGTCGGCCTTGGTAATTACGATGAAGTCGTCGACAAAGGTCAGTTGGTCGACCTCGGCTTTGAGGCGAGCGTTCTCCTCCTTGAGTTGTTTAATCAACTCGATTGCTTCGTAATAGATTGCGCTCACGACTGGGACGTGGGGTGAAGGTTGCCGGTGAAGAGCTCGCCGTCCTTGTCGCGGTAGGCCCACTTGAGCAGGGCACGGCCGGAGGGGGAGACGTGGGCGTAGACGTTGATGTCCGTGCACCCGTAGAAGATGAGCATCTGCTCGCACTCGTGGGTCTGCTGCTCGACCTGCTGGTTGGCGTACTTGGGAGTCCAGTCGCCCTGGAGCACGCGGTCACGGGCGAAGACGACGCCACGGGCCAGCGTCTGGACCTCCGTGGAAGGGTTGCCGAGGTTGCTCATCAGATGACCTTGCGGTTGGCGGCCATGCGGCGGGCGGCGTAGATGAGCTCGAGGTCGAAGATGCACTCCTCGATAATGAGGAAACGTTCTTCGCTGACTTCGTGCGCCTGATCTGGGCCGGCGAAGTAGGCCAGGGCGTCCTTGGTTTCCTTCATGTTTTGGATGAGTTCGCGCAAGTGTAGGTTTTCCTTGCGGATACGGATTTGGGTGGGGGTGGGCATGGCTTGGGGGGAGAGTTAGAACTTCGGGTTGTCGATGATCTCGAAGAGGGACGGGCCGTCGGCGAGGGCGAGGATGTAGGCCGCCAGCGCGAGGCCGGCGAGGAGGGCGAGGATGAGTTTCATGGCTTGGGGGGTTGAAAGATTAGAGGGCGACGTCCAGAGCGGCCTTGAGGGTGCTGGTCTGCTCCTTGTTGATGCGCTTGCCTTTGATGAGCTGCAGGGCGGCGTGGTAGGCCACGCAGGCGATGATGTGCGCGTCGTTCGCGTCTTCGAGCTCGCACTCGTAAGAGTCGTGATCTGCGTAGAGGCCGGCCTTGTAGGTGGCCTGCACCTGGTTGACGTTGCGGGTCTGCTCTTCGACGAGAGCGGCGAGGGACAGGAGCACGTCAGGGCGCTCGACGATGGTGGTGATGGCGGCGGTCATGGCTTGGTGTTGGTTGGAACAGAGATGAGTAGACAATCCCTTTGACCTGCCGTCAATACCAAATCCTTGCCAAGTTCCCGAGCGGGGTGGTTTGGAACGTTTAGGCCTAAAAAGTTGCCATAACTTCCCGAGCGGTCACTTTATGGAACCCGCCAGCCCCGTCTACATGTCGCCCCAGACATGTCGATTGACCCCTCTGGCTTGCCCTAGGAGGCGTTTTGACGGCGAAGGCGCAGGAAAACCGCCACCCCTACCCCTAGGCATCCCACGGACAGCGCCCAGCCTAGGTCGCGGCACGCCTTGAGGGCCAGCGTGGCCGACGATAGGTTGCGCTCCAGGTTCTTGTCGTCGCTCTTCGTGCCGGCGTCGGTGATCAGGAGCACCATGGCTTGCGTGTCCTCGAAGCTGCGCAGGACGAAGTCGCAGATGAAGGCAGACGCGGCCGAAGCCATCAGAGCCGCCACGACCAGGAGGGCCACGGCCAGCAGGAGGTTGTTATCTCCGCTTGGGCTTTGCTTTGCCGGCGGCACGTTTGGCTCCTTTCGTTACCTTGGCGACCTCGGCCTCGCCCTTGGCCTTGATGTATTTCAGAAGGTAGTCGAGACACTCTGGGGCCGCGTAGCCAGCGGCGCCGACGGCGGCCATGCGCAGGCCAGTGCTCTGGATGTGGTCCTGCACGGCGTACCCGACCAAGGCGGCGGTGATTGCGGCGGCGAAGACACGGCGCACGACCCATCCAAAGGTCACGGGCTCCGTCGATAGGAGAAGCCGGGCGGTCATGGCCAAGCCGCCCAGGATGGACGCCACCACGCCGTCCTTGAGCTCGGGCGGGATGTCGTCGGGGTTAACGGGGGCGGCGCTCATCGTCGGCGGTATCCCATCTTCCAAAGGGTCTCGGCGATGATGGTCGCGGTCTTGGCCACCTTGGTCTCGGCCATGTAGGGGCAGGCAACATGCAGGGCCTCGTGAACTGCCGTGTCCAGAAGTTCGGACGGCGACTGCCTCGGGTCGATGATTACCTCGCCGGTGGGCTTGTCGGCCTCGCCGAAGTTGGTTGAGTTGCGGCCGTTGGGCGGGTTGTCCCCGAGCTCGTCGAACTCGACCTTAACCTTGGGTATCTTGCGGGGCATCGGGGCAGGGGCGGTTGCGGTAGTGTAGCCACACGAGGGCCACGACCAGGAGCACGAGCCCGCCCACACCGGGCAGGAAGTAAGGGGAGGCGAACAGGTAGGGCAGCCCGCCGATGCCGGCGCCGACGAGGAAGGCCACGCTGGCCCGCAGGTACTGACCTAGGAGCCCCATCGCAAGGGCCGCGAGGAAGCAGATACCAGCCCCGACCGCGAAGGCGTTGCGGATGCCTTCCGTCCGCACCTGCTCGACCTCGGCCTTGAGCGCCGCAATCTGCTTGTTGGCGTTGTCGAGGGCGGCCTTGTTCTTGGCGGCGTCCTGCTCGGCCTTGGCGAAGTTCGCGTCGATGACCGCGAGGAGTTTCTTTCCGGCTTCCTCGGCACGCTTGTATTCCTCAGAGTTATGACGGGCCACGCGGTTGCGGACGTAGTCGAGCGCCTGGGCGTCGGGCTTCGGGAGGTAGGCCAGCGCCACGCCCGTCTCGGCCCGGACGACCTCGGGCTTGTCGGCGTTCTCGCGGGCGACAGTCACGGCGGCGGCGATGCGCTGGTCGCTTTTATCAATCTGCGTCCCGAGCTTGGCGAGGTCGGCCGGGTCGGAGGTCGGGGTGCCGGTGCCGGCCGTATCCTGGGCAGGAGTGCAGGCCACGAGGGCCAGCAGGGTCAGCAGCAGGACGCGGCGCATGGACTCACTTACCCTTGAGGGCGTCGAGCAGCTTGCGACCTTCGGCCTCGCTGGCCTTCAGGCGTTCGCCGTGCTTGCGGGCCACGAGGAGACCGGCGACAAAGCCGCCCAGGAGCGAGAGGGTGATGGAGATGATGTACAGCATGGGATTAAAGTCGGGAGAGAAGGGCGGCCAGTTGGGCCTCAAGTTCCGCGATCCGCTCGGCGTCGGTCTTGACGGGAGTCGGTTCAAGGTAGGCCACGCTGACCATGTAGTCGTCGGTCATCTCGGGGTTGCCTTGCACCTTGCGGCCGTCCTCGCAGGTCATAAACTGGCCGTCCTCGGAGCGCGTCCAGGTCAGGCCTTTGTGGTCGATGTAGGGCATGGGGAAAAGTTTACCAGGCGAGGATCATGACCATGCCGTTGGCGCCGCTGCCGCCAGCCCCGGAGTTGAAGCCATCGTCCGACGCGGAGCCACCGCCACCACCGCCGCCAGGGAAGCCACCATTGGCACCAGATTGGCCAACAGCGCCCGTTCTGTAGCCGCCGCCACCGGCACCCGTGCCGCCCTTGTATTGGGAAAGCCCGGAGACGCCGTTGGTAGGGAGGGTCGAAGGAGGAACCCCGCCGGAGCCACCCGAGATCTGCACGCTCCACCCGGAAACTAGATTAGCGGCTGCGGCGCCCTTGATACCACCGGAGCCTCCGTTGGTCGTGAGAGTCGCACCTGCCGACATACCAGCCCCGCCGCCCCCAGAAGTAGGGAGCCAATGCAATGTTGGCGACTGTACAGTCACGCTTCCACCTGTGGTTACAGCGCCTTGCCCACTGGCAGTTCCAGTCTGTACTCCAGCTCCCCAAGAGCCCGAACGTTGAGCAACACCTGACACGCCTGATGTGTTTCCGCCGTTGCCGCCCAGACCGCCCAGAGCTACGAGATCGCCAAACTGTGCATTTGCTCCAGCAGTTCCGTTTGTTCCTGTGTTAGAGTTCGCAGTGGCGGCAACTGCGCCCGCACCACCGGCAGGAACGACGACAGTCACGGGAGAGGTGAAGACAGAAGCCCGGATGTTGGTGAAATAGAAAGAACCACCAGAACCACCAGAGCCACCGCTTCGCCCGCTGGATGTAGGGAAACGCGCTCCAGAGCCACCACCGCCGCCGGAGCCCCAGAGGTGGATCATCAACTGCGTGGCGCCCGACGGGATTGTGTAGGAGTAAGTGCCCGGGGTCGTGTACAGCGTCGCAGTGATGCCGCCTCCACCGCCAGCCGTGGACCAGACCAAGTCCCAGGAGGTCGCGCTGACCTTGGAAAGTACCTGCCCCGTAGTGCCGCCAGCGGGGACGAGCTTCGTGGCAGGCTCCACCGCCGCAGTCCCGAGGCCGAGGTTCGTGCGGGCCGTCGAGGCCGTCGCCGTCAGTTCCGAAAGGTTGTTCGCCGTGGCGAGCTTCGCGTCGAGACTTCCCTGTAGGTCGACCTGCGAGCTGAGCGTGCCGGTGATGGTGCCCCACGTCGTCGAGGTCACAGGGGTCACGCCGCCCACGTTCACAGTCCAGGCCGCGTACGTGCCCGAGCCCGTGTGGTGGTTCACGTCCACGGACATGGCGCCCGTGCCGGCGTTGTAGGCCAGCACCTCGCCGTGCATATGGTTCGACCCGTCAAAGGAAATGGTGACGTTCTGGGTGACAGTGTACGAGAGACCCGTCCCAACTGTCAGCGCCTTCGTGCCGTTGCCGATCGTCAGCGACGTGGTCGAGGTCGTCAGGTAGCGGTCACCCGGGACGATGGTGGACCACGTGGTGTCGTAGGAGGCACCGCTGGCCTTGCTCAGGAACTGCCCCGTGCTGCCGCCAGCCGCCACCCCAGGGCCTGCCGGGCCGGTGGCCCCAGTCGCACCCGTGGCGCCGACATCCCCGCGAGGGATAGTGAAGTCGAAGACCGCCGCGCCGGACGTGCCAGAGTTAGTGACAGAGGCGGACGAGCCAGGAGCCCCCGTGGTCGTAGTGCCGGCCGCAATCGTGGCCGCCGTGCCCGGGCTGCCAGTCGCACCCGTGGCCCCCGTGTTGCCCGTCTCGCCCTTGTCGCCCCGAGGGATGGTGAAGTCAAAGACGGCCGCCGAAGAGCTGCCGACGTTGGTCACGCTCGCCGACGATCCGGGAGCGCCCGTGGTGGTCGTACCCGCCGCAATGGTCGCCGCCGTGCCGGCAGGGCCTTGGCTGCCCGTGGCCCCAGTCGCACCCGTCTGGCCGGCGGGAATACCGAAGTTGAAGACCGCCGCCGAGGACGTGCCAGCGTTGGCCACAGTGGCCGAGGAGCCGGGGGCCAACGTGGTCGTCGTGCCCACCGCGATGGTCGCCGCGTCGCCCTGAGCGCCCGGGGTGCCTAGCTCGACGGAGAGGACGGCCGGCGCCGTGGCAAGGACGGAGAGGGACAGGCTGGCGTCCGCCCCTTCCACCTCCATGGTCAGGGAGCCCAGTACCAGCGAAGAGACGGAGATGGAGGACATGGATCAGTTCGTCACCTGGTCGATGACAGTCAGGCGGAAGGTGTCGGAGAAGAAGGTCGTGCCGCCGTAGACGAACTTGATGTCGCTGCGGGCGCTACCCAGGGAGAAGCCGGCCGTGGTCGAGGCGGGCAGGCTGGCCACGAAGGACAGGCCGTTCACCGCCATGGTGATGGTGCAGGGGTAGACCACGCCCGCCGAGTCGATGATGTCGGAGGTGACAGTCGTCGTGAGCAGGTTCGCGGGGCCGCCGGCCGCCGGGGTGTAGGTCACAGTCCCCGAGTAGGTCGTGCCGCGCTTGAAGGTGACAGTGTTGCTCATCCTACCCTTGGCGGGGGGGTCAAACCTGCACGGGGAAGGCGCTGGCGTCCTTAGTGTAGCCCGTCCAAACCCCCATCCAGTCCTCTAGCTGCGGGCCATAGTAGGGTGAGCCAAGCCACGAGGGGGGCTCGCCAGAGTAGCAGTAATCGCCCTGATGGTTGACCGGGTAAGGGATGGTCGTCTGGCCTAGCAGGTGCTGCTCGACGACGAAGGTGCTGCCGTCCCAGGTAATGGTAGCCACCTTGTAGCGCTGGCAGTTGTAGTTGTACTGGTACAGGGTGCTGCACGCGGTGTACGTGATGCTGGTAGTCCCCGAAGGAGTGTACACTTCAACCGAGGTAAGTTCCCGCACGTTGCGCACGATGATCTGGTCGTTGGACCCGTTGAAATAACGGGACTTCACCTCGGCGTCCGACCCGTCAGCGAAGATGCCGATGTATGGGTTGAACGTGTCCGAAGGCGTACCCCCGCACCCGAGCAGGTAGACGCCCCAGGAGTCAGAACCGCCCTCGACGCTGGCCGGCTGGATCTGCACATACCCGCCCTTCTCCATGAGCGGGCTGTCCTTCTGGTCGGCGAAAGGCCCGACAGTCAGGCTGCCGGAAGGGAAGGAGAAGAAGCGCTGGATCTGCCCGCTCAGAGTCGAGAAGACCCACGCGTCGGCGTTTCGGTAAGAGCACCAAAGCACCGACCCCTTGCGGACCTGCACGCCGTAGCCGTAGCCCGTCGGCATGATGGTCACGCGGAACTGCTCCGGGTCGCCGGCCAGCTGCGGGTCGTCGATGGTCAGGGATGTTCCGGCCTGCCCGCTTACGATGCTGTAGCCGCTGCCGGGTTGCATCAGAGAGCAGGATTGACCGCCTCAACCCAACCCTCGGCCGAGTAGCGGATGGTGTAGTTAATCTTGTACGTATCCAAGCCGAAGTCCTCGAAGTTGACGCTGGCCAGCAGGAGCTGCTTCTGACCCGTAGTCGCCGGAGGGATTGGCACGCTCACCCAGGTGCTGCCAAGGTAAGCGGGGAGAAGGTCGGGCAGGTAGTTGTTCCAGTCTAGCGTGGACGAAGAGCGGCCCACGGCCTCGCGCATGGCCAAGACGATGGTGTCGTCGTTGGTGTAGATGACGCCGGAGAAACCCGTCTGCGGAGAAAGGTAGGACTTGCGGCCGTAGTACAGGGGGAAGGCCGGGTCGAGGAAGCCGACGAACTGGCCACCCGTCCGCTGGGTGAAGTGAGCCCCGTTGGCTCCCTTGTAGAGCGTCCCCGAGTCGCTGGTCTTAGCCTTGAAGGTGCTGGCCTCGTAGATCGGAGCCGTGACTGTGCCCGTGCCCACGCCGGCGATTTCCTCGGTGCCGACCACCGCTTGGAAAAAATTGGGGTGGGTCTCGATAGGCTCCGACGTCGTGCTGACCGCCCCGCTCACATTGCAGTCCGTGGTAGTGCCGGCCGAGTACCCGTCCAAGCTGATGCCGACGTAGTCCGCGTTGATGGTGATGATGTTGTTGGGGCCGTGCAGGACTTCAATTTTGTCGGCGAACATGAAGGCCGAGTACGTCGCATCTGGGTGAGCATCACCACGGGCCACGGGGAGCGCGGCGCCCGTCATCGTCTTATCGGCCTTGAAGACGCATCGGCCAGTCCAGAGGCCGTACCCATCGTTGCGGACAGTGTACCCGGGCTGGAGGACCTCGGTGGTGAGCGGGTTGCCTTTGTTGATAGGGGCCATGGGTTAAGCGGTCTTGGTGTAGTCCTTGTAATTGACCTGGGAGGCCATGCCCCCCGTCTGGTCCTTGGTGAAATCTCCGGGCGAACCGGCGGCCGCCGCAATCACCGCCAAGTATTCGTTGGCCGTCTTCTGCAGCTCGATCTGATGGTTGAGCATGGTCATGTGGGGCGAGTTGCCCACGCCGAAGACAGCGTTGTCGCCGGCGAAGACCCCGACAGTGGCGGCGGCCTTCTTCTTCTCAGCTTCGGCTTTGTCGGCGGCGGCCTTGTCCTGCTCCTCTTTCAGCGCCTTCTTCATGTCGGCCTCCACAATCTTGGCGACCGCGTCCTGCACGTACTTGAACTTGGCCAGCGCCGCCTCACTCATGCCAGGGCCTTCGTCCCCGGTGGCGGCCTCCTTGAAGAAGTACTGACGGCCACGGGGGTCGCGCTTCAGGAACTCCTCGGTCACAGTCTCGCGGGCGGTGGCGGCCTGCTCTTTCTCCTTCTCCGTGCGCAGGTCCACCTGCAGCTTCTGGGCCATGTACCGCGTCGTCGGGTCCACAGGCGAGGCTTTGAGCTCCTCGACCTTGATGCCGGCGGCGAAGTCCACCGCGTCCTTGGCGTCCTGCCGGGCCTTGGCGATGGCGCCGGAGATGAAGCTCACGGCCTGTTGCACAAGCACCATCGGCGCAAGGAAGCCCATGAAGAGGTCTTTGCCGAACTCGGTGAACTTCTTGCCGATGGCCTGCGTCTGGCGGTCCATCTCGGACATGGCCTTCTTCGCCTTGTCCACCTGCTGAGGCACGTCGGAGGTGCCTTTGATGCTGTAGTTGACGTCCGTGCTCATCCTACCCTTGGGAAGTGGTAAAAGCCGCCATGGCTTCCTCGTCCTCCGTCGTCAGTAGGTTGACCTCCACACCCTTGAGCCCTGAGAAGGTCGTCGATAGCCAGATGGCCTGACACTCGGGCATCGACCAGGCACGCTCCTCGGGCACGCCGTTGCTGATCAGGTTGGCCACAAGGTTGATTATCCAGGGCATGCCGCTCACGCGCTGCTCTAGTTTGCCCGTGTCCCAGAACTTGGGCCAGTGGGACTCCAGCATGTAGGTGCGGAAGGCCATGCAATCGTTGGCCAGCTTCGCCTCGTCTTTGGCCCACACATAGAGCAGGGCCTTGTCTTTCCCCGTCACGTCGTCGATGGGCAGGCCGGCGCACGTCTTGATGGCCGCGAGCATGTGCCCGGTGGTGTACTCGGCCGCCTCCACGAAGGGCGAGTTGATGGCGTGCAGCCTTACGCGGTGACGCAGGCAGAAGGGAGGCAGCCGATAGCCGAGGAAGTCGACTTCCTGCGGATCGGTGAAGGCTAAGGCAAAGCGGCGGTCCACGCCCTACGCTTACACGTAGGAAGCGATGCCGTCAACCTGGCGGAACTTGATGCTGACCCGGACGAAGTCCTTGTTGCTGCCCTTTTCGGACACGGACTCGATGCAACCCGTGATGCTCTGGGAAACGCCCACGTCCGTCTTCAAGGCGACAGTGATGGCCGCGCCGACCTCCGGCATGTCCGTGGTCTTGGCGATACCTTCGATAGTGCCGGTGCGCTCCACGCCGTCATAACGCAGGGTCACAGTCACGCCCGTCTCGTCGGCCACCTTGTCGTTCAGCTCAAAAGCCTTATCGACGCTCAGGCTCTGGCAGATGAAATTGCTGATGCCGGCCTGCGCGGCCACGCCGTACAAAACCGAAACGCCTTTGAGGATAGCAGCCATGGGTGGTTCTTACCCTTGGCGGCCCGGTCAAGGCGCAAGGACGCAGAGGACCGACACCCGCAGGACAGTCGCCCAGGCACCCGTCTGCTCGTCCAGCCCCTGGTCTTCCGAGACCACAGTCACGTCGTAGAGCAGGGCGTCCCCTTGGGTCGAGAAGGTCGTCGTCATGGCCGTCAGGTCGGAGAGGGTGGCCACCATGGCCGCCGCCCGGGCCCGGTGCGCCGTCAGGGTCACGTCGTTGGCGTTGTCGTGCAGGACCGCCCGCACCTGGCAGTCGTAGTTCCCGAGGCCGTCAGGTAGGCCAGCGGGGGTGTTGGCCGAGTCGCAGATCACCACGACCTTGGGCATGGCCGCGTCGCCGGCGTAGTCGCCCGGGTAGATGTTCACCCCCGTGAAGGTGGCTTCGGCCTGAAGCATGGTCACGAGGTTGCCCTCGACGATGTGGCGGATGCTGGATGTGCCCATAAGTGGTTAACGCTTTGATGCCTTGTCGGCGGCCTTCTTCAACCTTTGTTCCAGGTCAAGGCGCAGCTGCTTGTACCGCAGGCCGAGGACAGTGCTTTTGACGTCGGCCTCGGTGCTTACGTTGTTGGTGTTGGCGATGCCGTTCCCGATGACCAGGTCAAAGACGTCCTTGGACTCGACCAGGTTGATGTACCCAGCCGCCCCGGCGTGGCGCTTGATGTAGTTCGGGATGCCCGACGTCCCGAAGTTGGACTTGTTTTCGCGGCTCGACGGCTTGGGCAGACCCATCAGCACCTTGTACCAGCCAGCCTTGAGCATGCCCACCGCCGGCGCCCGGCTGGCCACATATTCCTGGATGGTCTGGTCGTCCTCGACGATCTCCTTGTCGCGCCAGTTCCGCAGGGGCTCGAAGGACCTCCCCATCTTGGAGAAGCGGCCACCATGCCGTTGGCGCATGGCTTGGTGCAGGGGCTTCGGGTCGGCGACGAACCCCATGCTGCCGTAGTCGGACTTGCGGACCAGAGACCGGGCAAAGTAGTTCTTGGCCTTACGGAAGGCCCGCTCGTCGTCGTAGTCGTTGGCGATGGCCTGCAGCACCCGCGTGCCACGCTTGAGGGTCGTGCGGGCGGCGCCCTGGAGCAGGGACTGGAACTCGGCCGGCGTGCCGTAGCGGGTAGAGTAGGCCAGCTTCTCCGTCAGCAGGAGCAAAGGGGCGATGCCCTTGCGGGAGTTGACCGCGATGAAGATCTTGCGGACGTCCCGATTGATAGACTTCTCGCCGGCCTTCTGGGCCTGTTGCTTGAGGCCGTTGCCCTTCGACCCCATGGGCGGAGTCAGCATCATGGACTCGCGGCACATCAGCGCCGCATTCTTTAGCCCCACGTCCTTGAGGGTCTCTTTGCAGGCGTAGGCGTACTCCATCATGGCCCGCTCGAACTCAGCTAGGCTCTTAGGCTCAATCTTGACCTCAACGTTCACTGGTTCAGCAGGATGACCTGCAGAGTCACCCAGGCGCTCTGGCGCTTGTGGGTCTGGCCGACGATGCGCAGGCTCTTCCCGTCCACGGCAATGACCTTGCCAATCCCTAGGGAAGCGATGGGGTCCTGTCCGCTGATGATGGCCGCCGATGCCCCAATAGACCCGTCTGGGAGGCTCCAGGAGGCCGTTGCAGCCGGGATGCGTACCATGTGCTGGGTCCTGTCCACAAAGCCCCCCTCTTGGAAGGACTGCGTGATGACCGGGTCGGAGATCAGGCACTGGAAGGTGATGGCCCCCGCGTTGCACGAGCCGGGCACCCCGAAGTCGGCCACCATCTCCTTGGCGTCGGGTAGGAACTCGGAATAGAGCGTGGCCATCTTACCCTTGGGAAATCAGTCAAAAAAAAGGGGCCCCCCGAAGGGAGCCCCAGTCTCAGGCTCTCGCCCGCGCTTAGGCGGAGAGGACGCGCTTGAGGTTCGCGCGGCCCTTGGCAGCACCGAAGCGGATGGCCGCGGTGAGGTAGAGGATGCCGTGCGTGTACTCGGACTCGACCATGACGGACAGGCCGCCCATGGACGCCACGCCCGAGTTCGGGGAGGCGGACCAGACCGAGCCGGTGCCGATGCAGATCGCGTCCTTCGAGGCGGCGAAGCCGACCAGGTTCTCGCCGTTGGCCGGGAGGCCGGCGTACTGGAGGACCTGCAGGGTGCCGATGCGGCCGACGATGCCGGTGCGCACGACGCTGTTGTCGCCCTGGGTGTTGAACGCCGAGGTCAGCTTGGCGTCCTTGCGGAGCGCGCCGATGTAGGCGGAGTTCAGGACGAGACCGCGCTCGGCCGGAGCGTCGAGGCCGTCGAGGTAGACGTCGAGGTCAACCACGTCGTTGTAGTCGAAGTTCGCGGCGGTGATGACTTCGTTGGCCGAGTAGTTGGCGTTGGTCACCAGAGCGGCGACGGCGGCGTTGACCTTCTTGACGATCTTGGCGGTGGCCTCTTCGCGGAAGGCGTTGATGATGCCGTCGGCACCCCAGGCGGCGAGCTCGGAAGCGTCGAACGCACGGGTGGCGTGGTAGTGGACCAGGTTGACGCTGGCCTTGGTGACGTCGGCGTCGCCGGTCTGGGCGTAGCCGCCGGAAGCCTTGTCGAAGGTGATAGCGTCGTCGCCCGCGATGAACGGGACGTCGATGGTGGTGCCGCGGTCTTCGGTGGACTGAGCCATCGTGGTGAAGACGTCGAGGACGGGGAGCTTCGGGCGGAGGTCGGCGACGATGATGTCGGCGAGCGCGGCCGGAGCGATGTTGAAACCGGAGTTAGCCATAGGTGTGATTAGTAGGGATTAGGGATTAGGGAAAATTAGGAGAGGCGGCCGAAGAGGATGGCGGCCTTGTGCTTCTGCAGGAAGGCCACGCGCTCGGCGCCGGCAGGCATGGCAGCGTACTGCTCCTTGATCTGCTCGACAGTCAGGGCAGGCGCTTCGCTCTGCTTCTCGGCGGCCACGGGGGTGGTGCCGGTGCTGGCCACGATCTCGGCGGCCTGCTTGGCGGCGGAGACGTGCGTCAGTTCCAGGGCCGCAACCTTCTCGGTGAGGGCGGCAACCTCGGCGGTCAGTTCGCCGATGCGGGCATCCTTGGCCACGACGTCCGCCTTGACGGCGGTCAGTTCGTCGGCGGCGCCGACAGTCAGCTTCTCGACAGTGGCGCGGAGGTCGTCGCGCTCGGTCAGGAGGGCGGAGGCGGCCACGCGGAGGTCGTTCAGTTCGGCTTCGGGAGTCAGCTTGCTCATGGTTCTTAAACTTGGGGAAGCGGTCAAACGTCAGAAGGACGCGAGGGCTTCCTCGAAGGAGTCGGCCAGCCCGGTGGCGAGACCAAGCTGCACGGCCTTCTTGCCGGAGAAGGTGCCGCCCGTGAAGGCGTCCTGGGAGACGTTGATGCGGGTCTGCTTGATGGACTGCATGAACTCCTCGTCGATGTCGTCAACCTGCGCCTGCAGGTCGGCCAGCTGCGCCTCGGTCAGGGACGTGCCCTCGATGCCGGCGCCCTTGAGCGGGGACTGGCGGGACTTGATGACAACCATCTTCACGCCCGCGTCGCCGTAAGCCTTGGAATAGTCAGGGATAGCCATGTACACGCCCACGCTCCCGACGGAGCCGGAGGGCATGGCCACCACTCGATCGGCGGCGGCTGCCAGCCAGAGGGCGGCGCTGTTGGCTTCCTCCGCGTAGGCCATGGTGGGCTTCTTCATGCGGCGGATCTTGGCGGCCAGCTCAGGCACGCCGGCCACAGTGCCGCCCGGGGAGTTGACGCGGAAGGCAACCTTCTTGACGGACGGGTCGGCCTCGAAAGCGTCGATGGCCACGCTTATGGCGTTCACATCAGTGGCGCCCAGCATGCTCTCAATCGGGGACACGCCACGGCCGATGGGGCCGTCGATGGGGATGACGCCCACGCCTTCGGCGGTGACATGCGCCACCGGGCGTTCGCCCAGGAGCTTGGCCAGCACGTCCGAAAAGGCGTACTTGTCCAGGCGGGCAGAGTACTCTGCGGCCTTGGCCGGGTCGATAAGCATGGGCTCGCGGCCCTTCAGTCCGTTGGTAAGGAAACGCATGATGTGTTAAGAGTTGGGTTCGTCCTCGGGTTCTTCCATGGATGCGGGCTCATCCTCAATCTCGCCTTCGTCGTCCATGTCGTCCTCCGTCTCGGGGACGGGCGCACGGGCCGGAGCGGGAGCAGGGGCGGCCGACGGGGCCTGCATGTTGGAGAAGCGCTGCATGGCCTCCTCGAAGGCCACCTTGCCGGACGTCGCCTCGACAGTCTCCTTGGCGTACATGATGTCCTGCACCAGCTCGGCGAAGGTCTTGCGGAAGTCGATGCCACGCTTCTTGGCGATCGCGGAGAAGGAAGTCAGGCCAGCCTTGAGGTCTTCGCGGTCATTCGCGGAGTCGCGGCCGTTGTCGATGCTCGGGCTCTGGGGCACACTGAACTCCACGTCCGCCCAGTTCGGGTCGTCGGGGAGAAGGCCGGCCGCAATGGCCGAACCGATGCGCCACTGCCAATCGGGGATGAGGTAACAGTCGTGAAGCATGCACTGCTTGTCGCCGACATAGCGGTCCGCCTTGCCGAGCACCATGCGCACCAGCGCCGAACCCGCCTTGCTGCCGTCGTTGACAACCTCGTAGGGTAGGCCACCGCTGGCGATCTGCCGCGAGAGGATGGCGTTGAACATGTCCATGCCCTGGCGGGGGAAGTTAGGCGCAACGCTCTTCAGGTCCTCGCCGGGCTCCAGCACGAGCAGCTTGCCGCCCATCTGGGAACCGATATTCCCGAAGTCCGACGTGCCCATGCCGTTCAGGTCGGCCTCCATGTTCTGGTCGATGGACCCGCCGTTCTTCGTCAGGACAGTCGGGACATCCGTCACGCTCTTCGTCGCCCGGAGCTCGAGCTGCATGATCTCGACCTGGTCCTGCATCGAGTTGAGCGCCTGAGCCATGGGAGGCAGGCCGTGCGCCCCGCTCACCCGCTTGAAGTCCGCGATGTGAAGGTAGGTGCCGGCGGGCTTGAACTCGAACTGCCCTTCGCCGAACTGCACCCAGATGCCGCGCACCTCGCCGTACTTGCCGAAAACGAAGCCGTCCCAAGTGTCGGGCGTCACGTCCTTCGGGGCCGAAGGGCTCACCACGCGGTGGCCCTCGATGAGCTGCATGGTCGCCTTGCCCGTCGCCGGGTCGTTGACCTTGAGCGAGAAAATCTCGCCGTCCACCGCCCAGGTGTTGACGATGATGCGCTGGACCTGCTCCCCGGTCTTGCCGGTCACGTCCGCCTTGCGGGTGTCGCGGTAGTAGTAGTCCTCGTATAGGCGGGCCTTCACCGGGTCCTTCGCCCGGGAGGTCGGGGTGCTTCCGTCACCGACGACGTACATCGTCATGTCATTAACGTACTGCACCATACTGGGGTAGTTCTTCTCCCCGTAGCGCGCCTTCTGCAGCAGGCTCTGGCGGTCATATGCGCTGACATCCTTGCGGGCGTCCTGCGGCGTCGAGCCGTACCAGGCACGCCGGGCAAACGACATGCCCGCATTCTGGAAGTTAGAGGACCAGCCCACCTGACTGGCCTTCGGCTTCGGCGCCTGAGCGCTGCCGGCCACGGGGACCTTGACCTCTTTCTTGACGGACTTCTTGGGCATAAATCAAAAGACGCGGTTGTCCCAGCGGACGCTGATCACGGACCTGCGGCGCAGGCTCGCATACTGCTGGGGGTCCAACAGATAGAGAGCATAGTTGGCCTCGGCCAGCATGTCCTTCGGGGGAAGGGCCCACTGTTTCGACACACTCGACCCGCTGTCGCTGTAGCTCACGATGTTCAAACCCTGCGTGATGGCGGAGACAGCCTTGGCCTTGATGGCCAGCAGCTCGTCTTCCGTCAGGCCAATTAGGAGTCCTTGAGTCGCCATGGGTCGGTTCTTAACCTTGGCGGAGAAGTAAAGGGAGACGGACCGGGGGTTCCAAGCACCCGCAGCGCCAAGCCATCAGCGCCACAAACAACATTTCCCCGGTCCGTCCTCGGTCCAAGGTGACGGCCTCCGGCAGGTCGTCAAGCATCCAAGGGCGCTTCCTCGCCGGCGCCGGACCGCCCGACGATGCCCCACCTGACGGCCACGAGCATGGCCATGATCTCGCAGTCCAGGGCGTGGTTGTCTTTCTTGCCAGCCGGCAGGACCCACATGGGCTTACCAGACCGGCTGTCGCGGATACGCACCTCGGCGTTCAGCTGCTCGGCGTAGTCGGCCACCGCGTCACGGGCGTACGTGTGCACCTTGCGCACCCGCAGGCCAGAGAGAAGGTCCTTGGCCGCCAGCGCCGAGAAGATCAGGAGCCGCGCCCGGTTCGTCTGCCCTGGCACGACGATGGCCTGCACGTCAGAGTAGAAGCGCTTCGTGGTCTGATTGCCCGAACCCTTGACAGTGAAGTCCTCGTTGCCAGACCCCTTCGAGCACTTCCACCCCCGCTTGGCCGTCTCCGCGTAGACCAGTTGGGTCTGGTCGCCCGAGTCCACAAGCACCATGGCCCGGTGGACGTTCAAGGCCGCCACCATCTTGTCGAGCTCGCCCCAGGTATCAACCTTGGCGAAGGCCATGAGACGCGAGTGCCCGGTCACAGACCACCGCCGGCAGACCAGATAGAAGTGCCCACGCTGGCAGTCTATGCCGACGCTCCGCATCGGGACCGACCCGGCGGGAGCATCCTTGCGGGCCACCACCTTGGCCTTGGGCGTGATCATGGCCTCGTCTTCCCAATCGTCCCCGAGGGCGTAGTCGCTGGCCGTGGCCGCCGTCACCATCGTGCCGCCGTCGTCGCTCCATGGCAGGGCGAGGTACTTGGTTTTGAAGATCATGCGCCCAGACTCGTCGCCGTAAGAGTCGCTAGCCTCCTTGGCCTTGAGCATGTCCACGCTCAGGGAGCCCCAGCTCGTCGAGGCAAGGGCGTTCACGT